TCCTCCTCTTTCTTTCGGTGTCTGGCACCGGCTACGAGATCCGGTTTCCCGGGTCCCGTCTGCCGAGGTCAGGCGTTCAGGATCGTTTCGACCAGCACCCTTGCTGCGGCCATGAACTGTTCCATCGTGATCATCCCTTTTTCCAGGGCAATGTGGTTGGCGTTGTTCAGCTCTTCAGGCGTTGTGCCCTGCTTGAGCATCACCCGGTAGGCTTCTGCGTATTCTCTCGTGGTCATCGTTCTTTCCTCCTCTTTCGGTCGTTGGTTGGGGTGCCACCCTTCGGTGAGTATCTTATCACCGGGGTAGCACCCTTGTCAACACTTTTTTTCAGGGAATGTGAAAAATACTGGAATGCCCGATCCATAAGGCCGGAAAGGTCGCGTTCCACCCTGAAAACAGGATCCAGGCGAAATTTTTTTCGGAAAGATGAGATTTTTTTCCGGCTGCAAGCCGATGCACAATCAGCCCTCTGATCCGGTCATATATCCCAACACCATATATGGTAGAAAATGCATGAAAATAGTATTGACAATGCAAGATGTTGACAGTATAATCTGCTATAGTGGTAGAACTCTATAGAAATCAAATCATAAATCCAATTACAAATCCCACCAGGGAACAGGTTACAGGACCATAGCACCAGGATCAAAACCACGATCCAGGTGCTTTTCTTTTTCCAATCTTACACTGTCCAATCACAGGTCCAATCATTATCACGTTTTCATTTCCCTTCCATTATTAGTCACTTTGTTTATCTCCGGCAGGAAGGGAGAGGCATAAGAGAAAACGAGAGTAATACCCCCGGCAGGGAGGAAGGAGGAGCTGCAATGGGAGCCAACAAGATTCCGAAGGATAAGCTCACCAGAGACATTGATAAGCTGGCCAGGATGGAAGCCAATGGTGCCAGCAGGGCTGAGAAGATCAAGGAGCTGTTCGGTGTTGATATAGAAACAGCCGATCCCAGGAAGATCAATAACTGTGACGTCACCATGTGCAGATGGAGGAAACACCCGCTGTTTGACCAAGCCTGGAAGGATGAGGCCAGGCGCTGGGATTATGAAGACTACCGGCTGGCCAGAGAGGTTTTCCGATCCGGAATGAAGCAGCAGCAGGAACAGCCCTGGTTGGCCATGAACAGTGCAGTCAATGCCATCAATCAGGCCGGAAAGAGACTGTTTCACGATGAGGATACAGCGGTCACCGTCCGGATCGAGGGAATGCCAGAGCTTGGATCACCGGACGATAATTGATGCAACTATTCGTAAAACCATTGTTTCACGAATAGTTGAACACAAGATATTGTGGTCCATATTCAGCCAACCACAATTATGCAGATGATGCTCTGTTTATGCAGAATTCAGGGTCATTTATGCAGAGCAGCAGAGGGCTTAAGCTGAGCCTGGCTCGGACCGGAAAAATAATCTGAGGGCAGCCCCGGCCCGGCACCGGTCACTGGCAGCAGGCCGACCAGCAGGCTGCACCAGCAGGAAGCTGAAGGGGGTCCCCCTGGCTGGACCCTGGGGGGCCGAATCGTGCCAGGGACTCCCGGTTTCCGATAACGATATATATATAATCTTCACCTCCCCGATACTGATCCTCCCCAGGGTCAAAAAAATTCACACCTGGCTTCCCGGGGACCGGCGACCACCACGGTTCTTCATGCACCTCCTTTGCTTGTAGTTCTTCCTCCGTTGTTGATGTCGGAGCCGGAACCCGGGGAAGCCGTTTTGAAAGGCGAGTGACAGCTTTGGCGAACGTAGTGATCAATTATCAACCGACGCCGAAGCAGGCGATATTTCATTCATCGAAAGCGAACGAGATCCTGTATGGAGGCGCTGCTGGCGGGGGAAAACGAAGGCGCTCATCATGGATGCGCTCTTCCGGTGCCTGAAGAATCCGGGAACGACAGCGGTTGTTTTCCGACGCAGCTATGGTGAGCTTGAAGATACGGACATCAAAGAGGCACAGGCGTCCTACCCTGAGCAACTGGCGACCTATAACGCAGGACGGCACGAGTTCCGGCTGGTCAACGGATCGAAAATCTTGTTTCGCCACTGCGAGAACGAGGCGGACCGGTTCAAGTACAGCGGTATTGAAATCCAGTTCCTGTACTTTGACGAGCTGACCTCGTTTGAACAGGTAATCTACGATTTCCTGAAGACCCGTCTCCGCGCCAAGAAGTCGCTGGGTGTGGTACCCATCGTGAGATCGGCCAGCAACCCCGGGAACATTGGCCATGGCTGGGTTAAGAAACTGTTCGTGGATGCAGGACCGTATATGGAGATCCAGGAACAGCGGATTTATTCCGAGACGCTGCACAAAGAGAAAAAGATCCGGACGCAGTACATTCCTTCGCTGGCCATGGAGAATCCATACATCACGGAGGACTACATCTTTGAATTGGAGCAAAAGCCAGAGGCCCTTCGCAACAGCCTTTTGCTGGGACGCTGGGATGCCTTTGAGGGCATGGTTTTCAGTGAGTGGCGGGACGACAGCTCCCACTACAAGGACCGGAAGTGGACCCATGTGATCGAGCCTTTCGATATCCCGTCGGACTGGCCAAGGTTCTTCGGCTTCGACCACGGCTACAGCAGGCCCGCTTCCTGCGGCTGGTACGCAATGGAACCGGGAACCCAGTGCCTGATCCGCTATCGCGAGTGGTATCTGTGCAAACCGCGCCAGGCGAACGTCGGGCTGGAGATGACACCGGTGCAGATCGCCGACGGGATCCTGGAAAGGGAAGAGCAGGAAATCCGCGAGAACATCAAAATCCTGCGGGTCGCAGACCCCGCGATCTTTGACAAAAGCCGGGGCGACAGCGTTGCCGACCAGATGGCACCCGGGTACCTTGGCCGCCACAAGGGCGTGCTGTTCAACCGGGGCGATCATTCGCGGATCCCGGGAAAGATGCAGGTGCATGAGCGGCTCCGGTTCGATGAGAACGGCAGGCCGAAGCTCCAGGTGTTCAATACATGCAAAGAATTCATCAGAACCGTGCCGACGCTTCCGTATTCGACAAAGAAACCGGAAGATATCGATTCTGATGCGGAGGATCATTAGCATATCTACGACGAGCTTCGATACGTCTGTATGGACCATCCCATCGCGGCAACCAAGAAACCTCCGAGGGAATACAAGCCGTTTGATCCTTTTGACAACGGTGACAACTACTGAAAAAGAGCGCGGCGGGCGGCGTGCAAAAAATAAATAACGAAAAGGAGGTTGCTCCTGAGACGTTGTTCCCTGAACACCGCCGCGCTTTTTTAATAGAGAGGTGGATCGCATGAATAACGATCAGTATATGGACGAGCTTGACTATATCGTCCTGGGCGACCAGCCGCTGAAGGAAGAGGAGAAAAAGCTCCTGGACACCATCTATGAACGGCTGGATATCTTTGAGCAGATGAACCGGCCCTATCATGAGCAGGCCAGGGTTTGTCGTCGGATCCTGCACATGGACGACCCGGGGCAGGACGGTGAGGACACCATCAAGCGGAACGGAAAGAAAACGCTCCAGCTTCAGACGCTGAAATCGACGATCAACAACGTGGTCGCCGATCAGATGCTGTCCATGCCCGAGGCCAAGGTCGTTCCGGAGACCCCGGAAATGCAGGAGGCCGCCGATGACCTTCAGGATATCCTGCACTACGTGACCTACTGTGCCAACGATTACGAACAGCTCCATTACCGCCGGTGCGAGGACTTTTACGTGACGGGCACCGCTATCACCCAGATCGCCTGGGACCCGGACATGAATTACGGCAAGGGCGAGATCGCGCTGATCCGCTGGCCGGTGGAGGCGTTCCTGTGGGACCCAACCGCCGAGCGTCTGGACGACTGCCGGGCCGTGATGAAGGTTTCCTGGCACCCGCTTTCCTATTTCCGCGCCCACTGGCCGGAGGAAGGGAAGTACGTGGACGCTGACGAGCATTCCCACAACGACGTGGGCATGACGGACGGCCAGATGGATACCGACCACCAGGACGACGAGGAGCGGGCGCTGCTGATCGAATACTGGTGGCGGGAGTATGACGCGAAAACCCGCCGGTATTCCATCAATGTGGCCTATGCTGCCGGGAACGCGCTGCTGGACGTGCAGAAGAACGTATACAATCACGGCATGTACCCATTCGTCATCGACGTGCATGACAGCATCGAGGGATGCCTGGTGGGTGACGGCCTTGTCAACGAGCTGACACCGATGATGAGGTATATCAACCGATACGCTGCCTATGCAGACATGAACGCAAGGATGAGCAGCAAGGGCCGGATGCTGGTGAGGCGCGGATCGGGCATTGACCGGGAGGCGCTGACCGACTGGGAAACGGACGTCATCGAGGGCGACCAGATTACCCAGGGCGATGCCTGGAACTGGATGCAGAACCAGCCGTTCAATTCGACGATTACGCAGCTCATGACGCTGTTCCAGTCGGACCTGAAGGCGGACTCCGGCGCGAACCAGTTTACGAGAGGCGAGACAACCGGGGGCATTGTTTCCGGCAAGGCGATCAACAGCCTGATCCAGGCGGGCGGCAAGGTGGCGTCCATGCGGACCGAGCAGCTCAAGTACGGCACCAAGACGATGGACGAGCAGATGACCTGGCTGGCGGCCCAGTTCTACGAGAACGGGCGGACGATCATGATTACCGGACGGAACACCCGGCCCGTGGTCGTGGATACAAGGAAGCTGTTCGGGAGCAAGTCGAAGGGATCCGTCAATCCGCCGCCGTACACGGTGCAGATCGAGGTTTCCTCCCGGGATCCGCAGAGGATCGCCGATCAGAACCAGCTTTTCCTTGAAGCCTATACCATGAGCGCCCAGGCCCAGCAGTTCTTCCCGCTGAGTGCCCTGTTTAATATCCTGAACATTGACGGTAAGGACAGGATCATGCCGG